CGGAATGATAGGCGCAGGGCGGTGCGCGGGGAATGTCCCGGCGCTGTCCAGAAGCAGGCCATGTTCTTGCCCGGCCGCGTTCGTTTCTCGGGTCGCACGATGAGCATGCGCATGTGAGCTACCCGGCAGTACCAAGCGCAGATAACGACAAATACACGAGGCAGGAATGAGCAAACCAACACCGAATGATTACATCGTCTACCACGCCCACCAGTGGCGCAAATCCGATCAGTCAGTGATTGGAGCGGACGAAGGGGGGAAGACCGTGGCGAAGCAGGCGCACCGTCAAGACATCCGGAATTTGCGCAACGCTGTCGATATGGCGATTCGCAATGGTGCGCCCGTTATGCAGCCGGAATCGGGGAAGGGCGAGCCATGAGTTACTTCATTTGGGCAGTTATCGCTGCGAACCTGATTGGCTGCGGCTCTCAGCTCTATTTGCATCACCTTGGCGTGGCGTTCCTAAATCTGTTCGTCGCAGTCTTCGTTTATCTCCTGACGAGGAAAGCATGAAAACCGCCATCGCCGAAACAAGCATCGCCTGCTACCACAACCGCGTTGTTCCGAAACTCGCCGCATCGCAGAACAGCCGCGTGATGGCCGTAATACAACCGGGCAAGGACTATTCATTGTGCGAGTTGATGAAACTCACTTTTGATCAGAACTGCGCAAACCCGATCGACAAATCCAGCATGAGCCGTGTTGTAAATGGCCTGCGCGCCGCCAATCGTCTGGAGCCTGCGCCGGAGCGCAAATGCTCCATTTCCGGCGTGACGATTACGCCTTCGAAGCTGCCCGCAACGCAGAAGGATTTGTTCTGATGCAAACCCCATCAGCCCACCTCCCACCGAATCCCATGATGCCCGCAGTCGGTTCAAGCGTTTTGCGGTCGGTCAAATCATGAGCGCGCAAACATTTCGCCTTGTCCACGACATGGCCCGCCAACGCGCAATGCAGGCAGTGAAGGAAGCGCCTGCTGGTTTCGTCGTCAAGATCAAGGAAGAAACGCGCACGCTCGACCAGAACGCCAAGCTCTGGCCCATGCTCGCCGACATTTCCAAACAAGTGGACTGGTACGGGCAGAAGCTGACCGACGAGGAATGGAAAGACGTGTTCACCGCGGCGCTGAAAAAACAGAAGGTCGTCCCCGGTCTTGATGGCGGTTTCGTCGTCTGCGGCCAGCGCACAAGCAAGATGCCCAAACGTGAATTCTGCGACCTGATCGAGTTGATGTATGCCTTCGGCGCAGAACGTTGCGTGCAATGGTCGGAGCCTGCAAAAGAGGCTTATCAGGATGCACGGAGGGCGGCATGAAAGCAATCGACCTCTTCGCCGGCGCCGGCGGATTCACGACTGGCGCGGAAATGGCCGGATGCTCCGTTGTATGGGCGGCCAATCATTGGCAGCAAGCCGTAGAAACGCACGCCGCCAATCATCCTGGTACTGCTCACGCTTGCCAAGATCTGCATCAAGCCGATTGGACGCAAGTTCCTGCGCACGATCTTCTTTTGGCGTCGCCGGCCTGCCAAGGGCACTCCAAGGCGCGCGGCAAAGACAAGCCGCACCACGATGCGCAGCGCGCAACAGCATGGGCCGTTGTTTCGGCGGCTGAATGCCACCAGCCAAAGGCGGTTGTCGTGGAAAACGTTCCAGAATTTGCCAAATGGACGTTATACCCGGCATGGTGCGCAGCGATGACTGCGCTTGGCTATGCCCTGTCGCCGATGATCCTTGATGCGGCGGATCATGGAGTCCCGCAGCACCGCCTGCGCCTTTTCATCGTGTGCACGAAATCGAATCATCCGATCGAACTGAAATTACAGAAGGCAGAACACGTTGCTGCTTCAAACGTGATCGATTTTGAGTCCGGGAAGTGGTCGCAAGTCGATCGCATTGGGCGTTCGCAACGCACACTTGATCGCATTAAATCGGGTCGTGCCGTACATGGCGCCCGCTTTCTGACGGCTTATTACGGCAATGAGTACGGCGGCCGCTCCTTGCATCGCCCCTTTGGAACACTCACTACCAAAGACCGTTATGCGGTGATCGATGGCGATCGCATGCGCATGCTGTCCGTGCAGGAGAGCCGCAAGGCGATGGGATTCCCCGAAGCCTATCTTCTGCCGGCATCGCATGCCGACGCAATCAAGATGCTCGGCAACGCCGTCTGCCCGCCTGTTGCGCGTGACGTAATCCGCGCATTGAAGGCTGCCGCATGAAACGCACCGCCATCACTCGCCCCAAGCCGCAGCCAGGAATTCTGCGCACCGCCAGCCTGAAGGCGGGAAAGCCGACTTTGGCAGCGAAGCCGAGGATGCGGAAGTGCGCCATTTGCCGGACGCCTTTTGCGGCTCGATCGATGACGCACAAAGCCTGCTCAGAGGCGTGCGCTGCTGCTGTTGCAAAGCAGGTGCGGGAGAAGGCCGAGCGCAAGGAACTGAAGGCGCGCAAGGAAGCGATCAAGACGCGTGCGGATTGGCTCAAGGAAGCGCAGATCGAATTCAACGGATACATCCGCGACCGTGATCGTAAAGCCGGTTATCCGTGCATTTCCAGCGGAAAGTCTTTGCAATGGAATGCAGCAGGAGGCCATCAGGTGGACGCGGGGCATTACCGTAGTGTTGGCAGCGCTCCTCATCTCAGATTTGACGAGCGCAACTGCCACGCGCAAAGCGTGCAAGACAACCGATATGGATCAGGCTGTGCAGTCGACTACCGCATCGGTCTGATCGCCAGGATCGGCCTAGAAGCCGTCGAAGCGCTCGAAGCAGACAACACGCCGCGCAAATACACGATCGAAGAACTGAAGGCCATCAAGGCTGAATACCGCGCCAAACGCAAGGCGCTGGCTACGGATAAAGGGGTGGAGTGATGCGGGACTACGCAAAAGTCAGCCCCAAGTTTTGGACCGGTCTAACAGGCAAGTCTCTACGCAAGCATCCAGAGGCGCAAATCGTTGCGTTTTACCTGATGACTTGCCCAACATCGGAGATGACCGGCGTCTTTGTGTGCCCGCTGATTTACATCGCCCACGAAACAGGACTTGGAGAGGAAGGGGCTTTGAAGGGGCTTGCAAGGCTATATGAGGTCGATTTCTGCACCTTTGATGAGGCATCAGAAACGATATTCGTTCACGAAATGGCGAAGTACCAGATCGGTGAGGAATTGAAGGTAAATGACAATCAAGTAAAGAGCGTAAGAAAAGCGTTTTCCGCTATGAAAGGCATTATTCGGGAGCGCTTTTTTGAGAGATACGAGGCCTCTTTCCACTTGTCCGACGAAAGCCCCTGTAAAGCCCCTTCGAAGCCAAGAGCAGGAACAAGCGAAGGAGCAGGAGCAGGAGCAGGAGAATCTTCCGTACCTAACGGTACGGGCGGCTCGCCGCCGAGCGGACAAAGCGGAACAGCCAAAACCCCGGAGCAGATGACCAAGGATGAGCTTTGGGCTGCCGGCAAGTCGATTCTGGAAGCTGCAGGTATGCCGAAGGCGCAGTGCGGGACTTTCGTCGGCGGACTGGTCAAGCAGTACACCGCCGAGATCGTCCATGCCTCCGTGCTTGCTGCGGTGATCGAACGCCCTGCCGACCCTGCATCATTTCTGAAAGCCGCTTGCATGGCCCGCAAAGGTGAGGGCGGTAAGTCGCTGATTCCCTGGCATGCGACGGATGCCGGCGTGATTGCTAAAGGCGCCGAACTGGGCATGTCTGCCAACCGCGGCGAAACATCGATCCAGTTCAAGGCTCGCGTCATCGCGGCTGCCGACAACGCCGGCAAGCCGCCCGCCGCCCGCGCATCGCCTCCTGCCACTGTCATGGCTGCCGAGCCTAAACGGGTAGAGGTCCCGGTGCCGCCTGAGCTGAAGGCGAAACGAAGCGAAGAACTGAAGGCTGCGATGAGGCCGAAAACAACATGATTCCCCCCGAACTGATCCCGCATCTAGAGCTATTCGCCTTTGGGCAGGTTCGCCTTGACCTTTGCAGGCAAGGTGTACAGATAGGTGAGCACCATTTCAGTGAACAGAGCCAATTCTGCCGCTTGTTCTTTGGTGGGCTCGTCAATCTCGTGAATCGCCTCATTGCCTTCAAGTCGGATTTTATGTGCCCACGCCTGCAGATCTTTCGTGATCAGCCCTTCGGCCGCGAGCTTGTCGATGCGTTTGTCAAGCTTCCACGCCGTCACGTCATCGCTGAACTGCTTGGTCCCGACATCGATCGCGCGGCGAAACATCGCGACGGCAGACGTATAGCGTCCGTCCTTGAGATTCTCGGCTCCCTCAACGAACGCTTTGGCCGCGGCATCCGGGACGCTCTCTGGACTCTTCGAATGCGGCCGCTGTGGGTAAATCGATTGCACGACCACGTCTGTGCGCTTAGCCGCCAAATCTCCGTGCAATTGAGTGGGATTGGTAGCGCATCCGACAACCGCTCCCAATGGATAAAAGCAACTGGGGCAATTGGCATAGATGTTGTGAGTGTAGGTGCCGGGATGCACGACCGATGCGGTGACCTGAAAAGCGGCACGTCGCACTCCGCAATGGGGGCAATCATGAACGAGGATGGGCATGAGTAAAGAACTTGTAATGATCGATTCGTCTATAGACCGCTATCTAAAAGAGCAACCATCGGAAGCGGTGAGGCTGATCCTCCAAGAATACCAGATCGCGTATGACAAACAGGCGGTCGTGGCGGCTCTCGCTGCCAAGTTGGTAACGCTGAATGGAATTAGATACGGAGGAGCGCAGCGATGACCATCCCCGCCGACATCTGCTGCAAGCTTTGCCAGCTCGCGAAAACCGGCACGGGCGCTGCGGTCGATTACAGATGCGTTGACTGCTGCGTTCGCCTGCTTGGTCGGCTGCATTCGCGGGAGATGGTAGCGGGGATGTTGCGGAGCATAGAGCGGGTAACAACGGACGATCCCGAGCACATCAAGCGCGTTCGGGATGCTTGGAAGGATTTTGTAGTGCAACGCAGTTCAACAAAGGAGAAGTGAGATGGCGGAATTCAGAAAGAAGCCGGTAGTAATTCAGGCAATTACGTTCGATGAACTCGTGCAGCACGGGAAAGAAAGCGGCGCAAACATCGTCAACGGAATGCCTTGGTCGTTCAGCTACAAGGGGCATCCGATCACCCATGAGAATGATGAATGCTACCTCATTCCCACGCTTGAGGGCACGCACAATTTCACGCCACAAGACATGCTGATTACCGGGGTGAAAGGTGAGATTTACCCATGCAAGCTGGACATCTTCGAAGCCACTTACGAGCCGGCTTAGTAATTCACCGCCAGTCCTAACCGGCTGGCGGAAAAACTATGTTGAGGGAGGAAGGAAATGAACAGCGAAAACTATGACCCGAACGGCTTTGTAGATTGGCTTCGACAGCAGTACGGCGCCAAGAACGATGCGCAACTGGCTTTAAAGATGGAGATCAGTCCTGTGATATTCAGCCGCATTCGGCATCACAAGCATGGGGTGCCGAAGCCGATGCTCGTTCATATCCAGGAATTTACCGGGCTGCATATCAACGCGATTCGGGCGCGCATGATCAGGGAGGAAGCGCCATGCGCGAACTAGCCAGTACCCGCAACCTGTCGGATAACGCATTGGCCTACCTGCAGGCCAGACCGGGGAAAGAATTTGAGAACGCCGACATCGCACATTACTTCGCCGCTGATCCGAAAGTGCTTCGGCCGCTGCTGGGCAAATTGGCAGACGCCGGCAAAATCAACGAGGTTGTGCGTGGCAAGCGACGCAAATACTTCGTGCGCAAGCTGGCTCCAGCAGCCGAGCCGCGCCAGCCACGGATCACGCACAAGGTCTATGCACTGCCTGCGGTGATGGCTGAGCGTGGACGGGAGATTCAATCGGATCGGGCTGCGTTTCCGAGTCGGCATATTTGAGGGGGAGCGTGATGCGGCGTGTTCTGAAATCTGAAGTGAAGCGCGATACATGGTTGCAGCCCGAGCCCCTGGATCTTTGTCTCGATTGCTGGAAAAACTGGCTTGCCGGCGATGGTGACAAGGATCTCGGGGTAAAGAGCATGCGACTGCTGCGCGGCGATGGCGACGGCTATGGGATGACGGCAGATGAGGCGCAACAGCAGCGCGACAACGAGATCGGGTCTGCCACGGACGCGATGATAGACAGCCTCAGCCATATTCACCGCTGGGCCATCTATTCGCTGTGCGGCGTTCCAACGGCTTGGAAATACCCGAATGCCGATCTGTTTTTGATCGGACCGGAGGCGCGTGAATCGTTGACCAGCAAGCTGAAAAAAAATGTTTGCACTTCGGTGTTGTTTTGACTAAAATTGCGCGCATAGGCGGACCTCGTTCGCCTAAACAAAAGCCTCGCCTCGAAAGAGCCGGGGCTTTTTGCTTTTGCAGTACATCTGAAGCCGACTTACCGCAGATGGGGCCGATGACGGGCGAAAGCCTAGCAGGCAGCGGGTAGATGGGGGTGGCGACCTCTTAACGGATAAGTAGCCTTACACACGAAATGCGGTAGTAATCACGGCGTCGCCGCAGCGCCATGTGACGAATCATCGGCAGGTTGTCAGCTTTAAGCCGATGCCGGACGCTGTAACCGGCACCAATTCAGGAGCCACCATGTCAGTCATGTCGAGTACTCAGGTAATCGAAGCGCTGACGGAGGCGAACTGCGCCGGTTATCGAATCCAAGACCGGATCATCTTCGCCCAAGCCCTGCATGCACTGGTTCGGCTGGCAAAGGCCGAGCAACTTCTGCAGATGCGCAAGGATGTTGCAGCATCGGTCGGCACGCCGCCATGACCCAGCCAAGCAACGAAGAAATACGCCGTCAGCTTGGCAGCATGCCCCTTGGCGAAAACGATCTATCCGAGTACGAATTCAAGATCACGCACCGAGCGCCGGCTGAGACAGGGCCGAACGAGTCGGACTATGACCCGGATGCTTGGGTTGCGTTATGAAGTGAGTTGACTGCAAAGCCCGCCTTAAATGGCGTCCAGCACCGGACTAATAATCCGAGGAGTCAACTCTCTTGATAGCGCAAGCCTGCAGCAAAGGCCGGGACAAGAGTCTGTCCCGAGAATGGGCGTTGAACCCGAAAGCTACGGCGACTCAATGGGTTCATAGGGAAGCATGGTCTGATCAGCCGGCAAATGTGGGTGTAACCCACCCCGAGACTCGCACACAAGGAATCGGTGGAAATCCGGGAATGCCGGGATCAGCGCCGGCCGCTATCAACCAATTCAAGTGTCTCCTTCCCATCTCTCCTGATGGAAGTTCGCCCGCAGCCGAAAGGTTGGCGGGCTTTTTATTTTGCGCTCGCGGCTTACTCGCTCAAGGGCCGCAGTCGCTGACGTTTCGAAGGCCGGCACCTTCTCCCGCTTCGGCGGATGTTTTCCCGGGGCGGGCGGCGACAACGTTTGAAATTAATCAAAGAATTCAAAGGAAATCAAACATGGCGCGAGGTGGAGCAAGACCGAACGCCGGACGCAAAGCCGGCGCATCTTCAGAGAAGACGCGAGAAGTGGCTAACAAGGTCGCCGCGGATGGTGATGTAACGCCGCTTGAAGTGATGGTTGCCACTATGCGAGCTATCTACGAGAAGGCTGTCGCCGGCAAGGATGTCGAGGATGTTGAGACGGGCAAGGTATCCAGTCCTTTGCAACTCTACGTAATGGCTGCGGATGTAGCGAGCAAAGCCGCACCGTTCATCCACCCGAAACTATCCAGTGTCGAGATGAATGCGAACGTAACAACGCGGACGTTAGCCGAAGAGCTTGCGGAACTCAATGCCCAGTCCAGTACAGGAGGCCATTAAGCGGTGGCGCCAAGGCGGCCCGGCATTGTTCGCGCAGGAGGTATTCGGTGCTGAGCCGGACGAATGGCAGTGGGAGGCGAGCAGGATACTTGTTGAACGTCGCAAGCTATCCGTTCGGTCAGGCCACGGCGTAGGGAAGTCCACGTTTATGGCGTGGTGCATTTTGTGGTTCGCTTGCTGCTTCTTTCCATGCAAGATTCCAGCCACTGCGCCGACTGGTCACCAGTTGGATGATGTGTTGTGGGCAGAGCTGGCGAAGTGGCACCGCATCATGTCCGAAAAGCGCCCGGCGCTTGGCAATGAATTCGAGTGGTCGGCAGGCTCTTTCAAGCTCAAGAGCAACCCTAGTGAGTCTTTCGCCGTCGCTCGAACATCCAGGCCTGAAAAGCCGGAAGCGCTGCAAGGGTTCCACTCCGAAAACATCTTGTTCCTGATCGACGAGGCATCAGGGGTTGCTGACAACGTGTTCGAAGTTGCGGAGGGCGCTCTATCGACTGAGGGCGCATATGTTGTCATGGCGGCGAACCCGACGCGGCAATCTGGCTACTTCTTCGACTCGCATCACAAGATGCGTAGCGAATGGGGGGTGCTGCATGTCAATGGCGAGAAATGCAAGCGCGTCTCGAAAGCCTATGTGCAAAGCATGGCGAAGAAGTACGGCGTTCAATCATCAATATACAAGGTGCGCGTGAGGGGCGATTTTGCTGCCGCTGCGGACGGTGTTATCTCGCTGGAATTGTGCGAGGCCGCGAAAATCCGCGAAGTTGCACCCAACAAGAGCGCGCCCATCATTTGGGGGTTGGACGTTGCGCGGTTTGGCGATGACTCCACCGCCTTAGCCAAGCGTCAGGGCAACCATCAGCTTGAAAAATGCCGTGAATGGTACGGCAAAGACACGATGCAAACCGTCGGGCTTATCAAGTCCGAGTGGGAGAAAACGCCGCGCGAACTGCGGCCGGCGTCGATCAACGTCGACGTAATCGGCATCGGAGCCGGCGTGGTGGACAGGCTCAAGGAGCTGAATCTCCCGGTCTATGGCGTGAACGTGGCCGAGTCCGCCGCCGTAAACGCTGGCGACAAAGAGTTCGAACGGTTGCGAGATGAATTGTGGTGGAAAGGCCGCGAGTGGCTGGAGGCGATGGATTGCCATTTGCTGGATGACGACGATCTGATCGGGGAGCTGACGACGCCGAAATATGCGATTCAATCAAACGGGTTGATCAAGATTGAAAGTAAAAAAGAACTCAAGGCGCGCGGCGTGAAATCGCCGAACCTTGCTGACGCGTGGCTGCTGACATTTGCAAGCGATGGCGCCGGAACCTTATTTGACGAAGATGACGATGACGATGATCGCAGCCAATCCGGCAGGAGTGCAATAGGTGGATATTAACCAGGGCGAGATGTACGGCCAGCCGGACGCGGAAGAAGAAGGCCTTGACACGTCCGTTGATGTCGAAACGCCAGCCAAGCACCCCGCCGACCTGCTGCGCGAGTACATCAACACGCCGAACATAGCCGCGACACTCGAAAAGGATCGTCTCAACAAGATCGGCATGGACGTTACGCGCGGCTACGACATCGACAAAGCCAGCCGCGCCGATTGGGAAAGGCAAACCAAGACTGCGATGGACCTTGCGATGCAAATCGCAGAGGAAAAGTCGTGGCCATGGCCGAAGGCGGCGAACGTCAAGTATCCACTGATCACGACAGCCGCGATCCAGTTCAACGCGCGCGCCTACCCGGCAATCGTCAAGGGCGGTGATGTAGTCAAGGGTGAGGTCAACGGCCCCGACCCGGACGGCACAAAGGCGCAGCGTGCCGAGCGCATCGGCCAGCACATGTCTTATCAGTTGCTGAACGTGATGGAGGATTGGGACGAAGACACCGACAAGCTCCTGTTGCAGATGGCAATCGTCGGTTGCGCGTTCCGCAAGACGTATTTCGACTCGGCGTTGGGGCGCAATTGCTCCGATCTAGTGGCGGCGAAAGACTTGGTTTATAACCACGCCGTTCCGTTTCGCAAGTTGCGCCGCATCACGCACCTGCTCAATCTGTACAAAAACGATGTGACAGAGCGCATCCGTTCGGGGATATTCGAGCCGATCGAGTTGGGCGTGCCATCAGGCGAAGACAGCGACGAAGACGGACATTTCGAATTCCTCGAACAGCATTGCTGGTACGACCTGGACGATGATGGCTACAAAGAGCCGTATATCGTCACTGTGCGCAAGGAGACATCGGAGGTCGTCCGGATCGTTGCTCGCTATGACGAAGAGGGTATCTACCTCAACGCCAAGGGAGAAATATCGAAGATCGAGCCAGTCAGCTACTTCACGAAATTTCCGTTCATGCCGAACCCCGATGGTGGTTCGTATGATGTCGGCATGGGCATCCTGCTGAATCCGATCAACGAGACCGTCAACACGGTTCTGAATCAGATGCTGGACGCTGGCACGCTGCAGAACATCGGCGGCGGATTCATCGGTTCTGGCATGCGGATGAAGAGCGGATCTGTGCGGATGGGCATCGGCGAGTACAAGCCGGTGGACAACAAAGGTGGGCCGATCCGGGACAACATCTATCACATGCAGCACCCCGGTCCGTCAACCGTGCTATTCCAGCTTTTGGGCATGCTGATCGAGGCGGCAAAGGACATTTCCAGCGTCAAGGACATTCTGACCGGCGAGCAGCAGGTAAATCAGACTGCCACCACGACGATGGCGCTGATCGAGCAGGGGCAGAAGGTGTTCAGCGCGATATACAAGCGCGTACATCGCAGCCTGAAAGACGAGTTCCGCAAGCTGTATCGGCTCAACAAGCTGTATATGCAGCCGGAGGAATATTTCCGCTATCAGGACAAATCGCAGCCGATCTTGCTACAGGATTATCAGGGCGACGATACGGACGTTGTTCCGGTTTCCGACCCGAATATGGTGTCCGATGCGCAGCACCTGACACAGGCAGAAGCGCTGATCAAGTTTGCCGGCGATCCATTCTTCAACCAGATGGAAATCCGTAAGAGGTATCTGCAAGCGATCAAGGTAGAGTCACCAGAAACGCTGCTGCAAGAGCCGCCGCAGCAAGGGCCAGACCCGAAGATGGCGGAGATCGAAGCAAAGAACGCGGCGTTGCATGTCAAGACGACCGCGGACGCCGAGCGCTCAATGGCCGAAACGCATCTGCTCGCGGTGAAGGCGGCAGACACGGAGGCTTCAGCATTGCTCAAGTTGGCACAAGCCGAAGCGCAGGCGCTCGGCAACCAAATGCAGATGTACGTAGGCCAGTTCCAGGCAATGATGCAGCAATTTCAAGGAATGATCGATGACCAAGGAAGAGTATCTGGCGTGGAAGGATCACCCGCAGACCAGACAGTTCCACCAGTTCCTGATGGACTTTCGGCAAAGCCTGATGGAGTCATGGGCGGAGGGGGAGTTCCCGGACCCGATGCGCAATCAGGAGGCGGTAGCGCGGAGCCAGATTTACAAAGACCTGGTTGACCTGGATGCGGATGTGATCAGTGAGTTTTACCGAGAAAACAGAAAGGAGGGCGGCAATGAGTGAAAACACATCCGGCATGCAGCCGGTCGAATACAAAATCCTGATCGAGCCTGAAGAGGTCGAGCAGAAAAGCGCGGGCGGCATCGTGCTTGCCATGTCTGTCACCGAAAAAGAGAAGATGGCACAGGTCAAGGGCAAGTTGATCGCTGTCGGTGGAAATGCGTTCGAAGACTGGCAAGGCCGTCTTCCGCAGGTTGGCGACAGCGTGTGGTTTGCCAAGTACGCGGGTTACGTCATCAAGGGCGCAGACGGCAAGGAATACCGGCTGGCGAATGACAAGGACATTTCTGCGGTGCTGGTGTGACCGTTATCGCTTTTGATGGCAAGGCTGCGGCCGCGATTACGCACTGGCTGCTATGCATCTAGGAAAATCGGCGCGCGAAACTGTTGAGGTTGCGTGCGCAATGGATGTCAATTGCGGCAAAGGTATCGACGTTCTGGAGTAGCAAGCCGCAATAGATAGTTTCATTCAATGAGAGCACCTGCGGGTGCTTTTTTTACGTCCAAAGGAAAGCAAATGTTCTATCTCAGGAAGCAGCACATTTACCGCAACGAAGAAAGCGGCGAAGGCGAGGGCGGCGGCGCTGGCGAGGGCCAGAACGAAAAGCAAGCCAGCCAAAGCAGCGAAGTTGAGGACAAAGCCCGCAAGATGGGCTGGACGCCAAAAGAAGAATTCAAGGGCGATCCGGATAAATGGCGTGATGCTGCTGAGTTCGTTGAGCGCGGCGAAAACATGCTGCCGATCGTGCGGGCCACGGTCAAAAAGCAAGAACTCAAGATTGCCGAGTTGGAGCAAACAATCCGTGAGTTTGCCGAGCATCACACGAAGACCGAGCAGCGCGCCTACGAAAAGGCATTCAAAGATCTGAAGGCGAAGCAGATCGAAGCTGTCGCAGCTGGAGACGCCAAGGCATTCGCGGAAGTCGATGCCGAAATGGCCGCACTGCACAAAGAAGCAGCGGAAAAGCCAAAGATCAAGACGCCGCAGCAGACCAGTGATCCGGTTTATGACGAATGGGCCAGTCGCAATCGCTGGATCGAAGACAGAACACTCGAAAAGGAAGCCGAGGCGCAGGCGATTTACTTGCGTGAGCGCGGCGACAAACGTATTGGCGCTGATTTCCTCGATGCCGTGAAAGAGCGCGTGAAGAAGGAGTTTCCGGACAAGTTCGAGAACCCGCGACGCAACGCTGCTCAATCGGTGGAAAGTTCGGCGCCGGCAGCAAAGAAGGGCGGCAAAACCTACGCCGATATGCCAGCCGAGGCGCGCGCGGCATGCGATCGCATGGCAAAGAATGGCTATGCAGGCGACGCAAAAGCACAGGCCGAATTCAAAGCGCAGTATGTCAAACAGTACTTCGAGGAAGCTTAATCATGTCACGTCAGCCACGAGTAGAAAACAGGGAAGAAACAGGAAGAAGCACACGCGTACCGCTGGGCGTTGCGCGCTCCAAGTTGTCGGTTCCCAAGCGGGAGGGATACATCCGCCGTTGGGTTAATGATTCAGAAGGCCGGTTACAAATGGCCGAGCAGGGCGGATACCAGTTCGCTACTGATCAGTCATTGCAGATCGGTGCGCCGGACATTGACAACGAGAACCGAGACCTGGGCGCACGCATTTCCCGCGTGGTGGACAAAACCACCGGCCAAAAGGCATATCTCATGGAGATCAAGGAAGAGTTTTACAGGGAAGACCAAGCAGCCAAGATCAAGAAGGTCGAAGAAGTCGATCAGCGGATCAAAAAAGGCAAGCTTGAAGAAGTGGAAGGCGGCTATGTCCCCGATCGGGGGCGCGGCATCCACATCGAGACGCGATAAACATCCCCGGCCGTCTGGCCGATCCCGCGAATATGGCTGCCTACGGGTGGCCTTTTGTTTTTTGGAGCCTAAAAAATGGCAAATGCTGATACCCCGTTCGGGCTGCGGCCCGTACAACACCGAAACGGAGCGCCTTACAGCGGTTCGTTCCGGTATTACTCCGTCGCCGCTGGCAACGGTACTGCAATCATGATCGGCGATCCGGTCACTCTGGCCGGCACCTCGCAGACCATCAACGGACGCATCTACAGCGATGTGGTGCGTTCCGCGACTGGTGATGTGTTCCAAGGCGTCTGCATTGGTGTCGTACCGGAGACGCAGGACAGTCTGGTTTATCGCGCCGCATCGACGCAACGCGTGCTGATGATCGCGGATGACCCTGATCTGCTGTTTGAGATTCAGGAGGTCTCCGGCGGCACTGCGCTGACCGCAAACGATGCAGGCCTGAACGCAAACATCGTTGTTGCCGCTGGCAGCACCGTCACCGGTCAATCCGGCGTGGAGCTGGACAACACGACCGAAGCCACGACCAACACGCTTGACGTGCATATCGTCGGCCCGGTCATGCGTGAAGACAACGCGATCGGCGAAAACTGCAAATGGCTGGTGACGTTCAACCGTCATCAATTCCGTAACCAAGTGGCGGGGGTCTAAACATGGCTGGCGTAATCACTACGGGCAATCACCCGAAAGCACTCTGGCCGGGCGTGTACTCCATGTTCGGCATGTCGTACAACAACCGCGACGAATGGCGCGATCTGGTAGCCATTGCCACATCCGATAAGCACCGGGAAGAAATGGTGCAGAACAACGGCTTCGGTCTCGCCTCCGTCAAGGAGCAAGGCGCGTCAATCGCCTACGACTCGACCAGTCAAGGCGGCACCGCCACAGCGACGCACATCGTGTACGGACTGGGCTACATCATCACCCGCGAGGCGATCGAGGACAATCTGTACGAGAAGCTGGCAATGGCTCGCGCAAAAGCCCTCAAGCGCGCGATGATCGAAACCAAAAATACGGTTGTAGCGAACTGGTTCAATCGCGGTTTTGATACCAACTACACGGTTGGCCCCGACGGCAAGCCGATGTTCTCGGCATCGCATCCGTCCACTGCCGGCAATCAGAGCAATCTGCTGTCTACGGCTGCCGACCTGTCGGAGGCTTCGCTGGAAGACCTGGTTATCCAGGCTAACGGCGCGGTGGATGATCGTGGCAACAAGATCGCTCTGCAAGTGCGTAGCCTTCACATTCCGCGTCAACTGGAATTCGAGGCTGCCCGCATCCTGAAGTCGATCAACCAGAACGACACGGCAAACAACGCGATCAACGCGTTGCGCGCAATGGGCACGTTCCCGGAAGGCTTCAAGGTCAACCACTTCTTCACCGATCCGGATGCATTCTTCATCCGCACCGATGTGGACGAAGGTCTGACCCTGTTCCAGCGCCGCGAGTTGGAGTTCACGAAGGACAACGATTTTGGCACCGAAAACGCTCTGGCGAAAGCCACCGAGCGATATTCGGTACAGATCGGCGACTTCCGCAACTACTACGCAAGCGCCGGCGCGTAACAAGCCAGCAGCAAAACTAGCGGCCCTCTTCGGAGGGCCGTTCTCATTTCTGAACGCTAGGAGCTTCACATGTCCGCACCAACCCGCTTCCCCGGTGGCCTGACCACTGCCCGCAAAACCGCATCGCTTGGCAGCTTTGGCCTGCCTGACCCGACCGGCTGGCATACCTACTTCAACGACTTTGACACCTATGTTGTCGGTGATTGGACGATCACCACGACCGAGGCGGGCGCCGGCAGTGCGACAGAAGCACTCGCAGATGCTGACGGCGGCGTCCTGCTGATCACCAACGACGCAGCTGATAACGACGCCGACTTTTTCCAAAAGGTGGGGGAATCCTTCCTGCTGACCGCTGGCAAACGCGCCTTCTTCAAGGCCCGCTTCAAGGTCTCGGACGCAACGCAATCCGATTTCGTCATGGGATTGCAGGTAACTGACACCTCGCCATTGGATGCGACAGACGGTATCTACTTCCAGAAAGACGACGGCGATGCAAACCTGGACGTTTATTGCCGCAAGGATGCCACCACCGGAAGCACATCCGCCGCAGCAATCGCTACGGTAGCAGATAACACTTACCTGACTGTGGCATGGGCTTATGACGGCAAAGGAAATCTTGCCTATTTCGTCAATGATGTTCAGCTCGGCACACTGGACGCGTCGTCCACCTATCTCCCGGACACTGAGTTGACTGTTTCGTTCGGCATTCAGAACGGCGAGGCGGTCGCAAAGACCATGAGCGTGGATTACATCTTCGCCTCGTTCGAGCGCTAATCGGGGGGATATATGGCCGATGCAGTAACAAGCCAAACACTCGTAGATGGCGAGCGAAACGTCGTGATGAAGTTCACGAACCTTTCTGATGGAACGGGAGAGTCCGCCGTTTTGAAGGTGGACGTTTCCGCTCTGAGCGGCTCGCCGTCAAGCGTCTCTATCCAGCGAATCATCTACAGCGTTTTCGGCATGAACGTGACTTTGCTGTGGGACGCAACAACAGATGTCCGCATTGTGGAACTCGGCGGCAATACCGGAACACTAGATTTCTGTTCGTTCGGCGGCTTGCAAAACAACGCAGGAGCCGGCGTCACAGGAGACATTTTGCTGACCACGACCGGCCATACATCGGGCGATTCGTATTCCATCATTCTTGAGATGAGGAAGAACTGATCGTGTCGAACGATGCCTTCATTCTTGGCGATAGCAATGCTATTTGCGATTGCTGCGGCTTCAAGTACAAACAGTCGATGCTGCGCAAGCGGTGGGACGGAGCGATGGTTTGCTCGAAGGACTGGGAGCCGCGCCATCCGCAAGACATGATTCGCCCTCGTTCTGAGCGCCAGCACATCCAGAATGCTCGCGTTGAGCCGGTGCCGCGCTATGTCGAAGCAAACGAAGTTACGGCGGATGACCTATGACGACTTCTGGCTCCGTCGATTTTTCGATGAATCGCGACGAGATCATTACCGCCGCGCTGGAAAACATCGGAATGCATGCGACTGGCGAAACAATTGCGGCAGAAGACATCGTTTTTTGCTCCAAGCGCCTGAACATGATGGTCAAAGCGTGGATGGCGCAGGGCATCCACTTGTGGGCGATGAAAGAGGCAACGTTGTTTCTTTCAGTGGGCACGCAATCCTATTCGTTGGGCGCGACCGGAACACATTGCACGGATACTTATGTGCATACGACGCTGACAGCCGATGCCGCATCAAATGCGACAAGCATCGCAATAACGTCAGCTTCCGGAATGAGTGCCAGCGACAACATCGGGATTGTTCTTGATGACGGAACGATTCACTGGACAACGATCAGCGGCACGCCAGGGACAACCACAACTATTGCATCCGGCATTGCAAGCGCAGCATCAAGCGGCGCGGTTGTGTTTGCCTACACCACAAAGATTAACCGTCCGCAGCGCATTCAATCCGCCTATCGGCGCGACATATCCAACGCCGACATCCCGGTAAGGATGATTTCCCGCGAAGAGTACGCAGACCTATCGAACAAGCTTTCTTCGGGAAAGGTCATCCAAGCGTATTACGACCCGCAACTCACAAACGGCGTGTTGCATGTATGGCCCGCGCCGGACATCGCAACCGATGTTGTCAGGTTCTGGTACGAGCGGATTCTCGAAGATTTTGATGCGGTTACGGATACCCCTGACTTCCCGATCGAATGGGCAGAGGCGCTTGTTGCAAGCCTTTCTCACCGTATCGCGCCCTCCTATGGCGTTTCGCTGCAAGAGCGGCAATTACTGCTCCAAGACGCGCAAATGAAATTGGATGTCGCGCTCGATTATGACCGCGAAATTACGCCAGTGCTGTTTCAACCCGATTTATCGATGCGATGAAAAACTTCCAGAAACTGGCTTCCGGTGTGGATGTCCTTCCGCTGCTGCTCGCGATCAAGCGCCGGCCCGACCTGTGGAAAGAAGACACCTATCTTCGCGACTATCCACAGGGGCCATTCAAGCAGATCGAATCGATCATGCTGCGCTTTCCTGTCAAATCGGTGCATGAAACTGAGGAAGAACTGCAAAAGCATCTTTCCACCTACGACCAGCACGAAAACATCGATTACCCGGCCTACAAGCTCTTGCCGGAAGCGCGGCCACTGGTCATGAACCTGATGGCATATGTCGGCGGCGAGCGCCTTGGTCGAGTGATGATCAACAAAATTGCTCCGGGCGGCGTGATTTACCCGCACCGCGACACTCCTTCGCATACCGAGTATTACAGCCGCTTTCATGTCGTCCTTCAAAGCCAGCCAGGCGTCGTATTCCGCGCTGGTGCTGAGCAAGTCTACATGGCGACCGGCGAGGCATGGTGGTTCGATAACAAGGAAGAACACGAGGTCATCAATAACAGTGCTGACGATCGCATTCACATGGTGATCGACATAAGGACTTCCCGATGATTACTGCTCACGTCGAGTCGTTCGAGCAGCGGCTGCCTGAACTTCAAAGACTGCTGCCGGAGCACTACAAGGAACTGGCGCTGAATCAGGAAAAGGTGCCGCTTGACCCGTTGTATGAGATCTATATCGAGCGTGAGCGGCGCGGTGAGCTGCTATTCGTGACGCTTCGTGAGGCTGGAGATCTGGTCGGCTACTTCATCGGGTTCATTGCGCCAGGGTTGCATTACCGAACCTGCCTGACCTGCACGATGGATATTTTCTATGTTCGCCCAGACAAGCGCACTGGAACTTCCGGCGTTCGCCTGTTCCGCTTCGTTGAAAACGAGCTAAAGCGGCGCGGCGTGCAGCGATGGTTTATGGGATCGAAAGTGCATGCAGATGCGAGCGCGCTCTTCAAGCGCATCGGCGCAGCACCTGTAGAAACGTATTACAGCAAATGGCTTGGGGACTGAAATGAAATTGTTTTCTCTGTGGACGTGGATTTTCCCGGCAAGCCTATACCAAACCAACGTTGCCGCAGCTGTTACGGCTGCCGCCGCTGTGGGTAGTGCCGCCATATCATCCGATGCAGCAAGCAGCGCATCGAACGCACAACAGGACGCAGCGAACAACGCCAATCAATTAGCGATTGGTCAGAACAACCTGACCCGCAACGATCAGATGCAGTCCATCCTGAGCGGGCAGGCGGGAAATAAGCGGCTGGCGTACCTGCTCGGATTGTCGACCGATCCCGGATTGGTTGGCGGCCCTGTTGCGCCGAGCCGGCAGCAGATCCAAGACGAATATGAGGCGCAGCGGCTTGCCTCGCCTAACGAAGTTCCTTATACCCGATTAGACGCGGCAGATCGTGCCGCCTTTGATGCCCAGGTTGACCAGCGCTATCAGGACGCACTGCGCAATTTCCAAACGCAGATTCTGCCGAACGCGCAGCAAGATCCCAACTATGGGTCTCTGCTGCGTAAATTTACCGCGAACGATCTGAACAACGATCCGGTGTATCAGTCGGGCTTGCAGTTCGGACTGAATGAAGGCGAGAAGACGCTCAATCGCCAAGCCGCCGCAACGGGCGGTCTGCTATCTGGCGCGACGCAGAAGACGATTGCGCGCTATGCCACTGACTACGCAAGCACGAAGGCTAACGATTCGCGCAATCGTTTCGTCAGCGATCAAGACAGCATAAACAACCGCTTGGCCGGCATTGCCAACTCGGGGCAAACATCAAGTGGCCTCGTTGCAAGCTCCGGTCAAAACACGGTCAATAACGTCGGTAATAACATCTTAGGCGCTGGCAATGCGAGGGCATCGAGCTACATCGCAGGGGCAAATGGCGTCAATAACGCGCTTGGAACGGGAATTAATGCCTATCAAACCAATCAGTTGCTGAAAAACATGAACGGTGGTGGCTACGGAAATTTCCTCTCCAGTAATGCCGGCGTGATGAACTCAAACGGATTGACCCCTAACGATCTTTACACGGCGTTTTAATCATGCCCATCGACTCCAGCATCTATAACAATCTCCAGCCGGTTAAGATCGAATCGCCGCTGAACATGCTTGCGCAAGTCTCTCAAGTACAAGGTGCGCAAAGCCGGAATAAGTTGGCAGATTTGGCGATTCAGCAGCATCAGATAGAACTCGATAAAACCAATGCGCTGAACAATGCCTATAAGGGGGCGCTCAAGCCAGATGGATCACTTGATCAGAATGCGCTGTTTTCAAACATCGCAAACAGCGGTTATGGCAGTCAGCTACCGGCAGTGCAAAAGGGTTTGCTGGATGTGCAAGCATCCAAAGCCAACATTGGGAAAACAACTGCCGACACCGCAAAAACGCAGCAAGAAACCGCGCAGCATCAATTCGAAATCGCAGGACAGCTTGCCGGTGCCTGGGCAATGGACCCGACTATTAACAAACAGAAAATTGCATCAGGCATTTCAGCCGCCGCCCATAGTGGCGTAATTCCGCAGCAGATTGCGGATGCAAAGCTTCAGGAATTGCAAGGTTTGGGCGATGATCCTGCAAGCCTGCAAAATTGGGCAAAAGGCACGCTAAGTCAGGTGATGAAGGCAAAAGAATCGATGGGATTCATTGCGCCGGATGCCAACACGCTCGCGACCAACGCGACCTCACGCGCCAACAACGCCGCGACGAATGCGACATCGCGCGCGAACAATCAAGCGACCATCGCCAAGGATTACAACGTCGCTGGTCTGAACCCCGATGGCACTCCCGGTACGGCAAACAATGACATTGTTGACGCCATAGGCCAGTACAAGGTCGCGCCACCGAACGGGATGGCCCTGCGCAATCCTCGAATGCAGCAAATTCTGGCGCAGGTCACGCAGAAGTATCCGGACTTCGATGCCACCCAATTCGCCACGCGGCAAAAGGCGAACAAGGACTTCACCACTGGCAATCAAGGCAACGCCATGCGCTCGTTCGCAGTGGCTGGTCAGCACTTGGACCAACTTGGGCAACTGGTGGACGCGATGGATAACGGGAATATGCAGATCGTGAACAAGATCGGCAATACTATTAGCCAGCAGACCGGCAGCCCGGCTGTGACCAACTTCGACGCAGCAAAGGATGTAGTGTCCAAAGAGGTGGTTAAGGCCATCGTTGCGGGTGGTGGCGGGGTGGCGGAGCGCGAGGAGCTGTCCAAGCTGATGGCGAATGTCAAGAGTCCGGCGCAGTTAAAGGGCGTTATCAACCAATACCGCACCCTAATGGCGGCGCAGCATGACGCACTGCTGCAGCAACGACGCGCGGCTGGTCTATCAGATTCGACGCTGCCAGACTACACGGACGCAAACGGAACAGCAAAACCCGCCAGCACTATCCCGGCCAATGTTCAATCCCTGCTCGACAAGTACAAATAATGGCTCTCATTGACGATCTGTCGGCAGCGCTGATCAAGGCCGATGCGGCTGGCGACACTGCGGGTGCAAAGGTGCTTGCTGATCATATCCGGTCGATGAATGCTGCGCCGCAGTCAGCACCAGCAGCGCCCGAGCAGTCAACTTCCGGCAAGATCAAGCAAGGAGCTGGAAACCTTGTTGCCGGCGCGGTGCGCGGTGCTGGGTCGATTGGGGCAACCATTCTGGCGCCCATCGACGCCACGGCACGAGCACTAAATGGCGGTCAGCCGGTAAACATCGGTGGATATGACATCGTAGGGCAAGATCGGCGTGCAGGGATGGACGAAGGCCTAAAAGCAATGGGCGCGCAGCCAGATTCGCTGCTGTACAAGGTTGGCAAGCTGAGCGGCGAGGTTGCCGGGACTGCCGGCGCTGGCGGTGTCGTGGCAAACGGTGTGCGGGCTGTAGCGCCAGGCGCTAATGCATTAGCTGCGGCGATCGAGTCCGGCGGCCTATCTGGTGGCGGCAATATGCTGACTCGCATGGCTGGCGGCGCAATAAATGGTGGCGTTCAGGCTGGCATCGTCAATCCGAGCGATGCGCCAGCCGGCGCGGCCTTGGGCGGCGCATTGCCTGTCGTCGCAAAGGTCGGCGGCATGGCTGGGCAGGCAATCGCTGATGCACGCGATGCAGCAGCCAAGAAATTGATGCAAAGCGCACTCAAGCCGACAATCAAGCAGTTGCAATCTGGCGACGCCGACGTTGCGGTTAATACGCTGCTTCAGAACGGCATCAATGCGACAAAGGGCGGCGTCAATAAGCTGCGCTCGCTGATCGATGATACGAATTCCCAAATTGCAGACAAGATTCAAAACTCTGGCGCGACAGTTGATAAGCAGCAAGTCCTGAATGCGCTGGCAGATGTCCGCAACAAATTCTCCAATCAAGTAAGCCCGACGGCAGATTTGAGCGCAATTCAAGGTGTCGCAGATGACTTTGCAAGCCACCCGGCTTTCCCTGGCAATGACATTCCAGTGCAGGATGCGCAAGCGCTAAAGCAGGGGACGTACAAGGTTTTGGCAAAGAAATACGGGCAACTTGGAAGCGCCGACACCGAAGCGCAAAAGGGGCTTGCGCGCGGACTGAAAGAGCAGATCGCAAGCGCGGTTCCGGAGGTCGCCGGCTTGAATGCGAAGGAATCAGATCTTATTCGAACGCTCGGCGTAACGGAGCGCCGCGCCTTGATGGACATGAACAAGAATCCGATGGGGCTTGCGGCGCTGGCTCACAACCCCGCATCGTGGGCCATGTTCATGGCGGACAAAAGCGCATTGTTTAAGTCACTTGCGGCCCGCATGGTAAATGCCACGCAAGGCGCGTCGCAGCTCAATATGCTGGCGAATCCCAATATCACGAGATTGCTGCCGGCAGCCGGAGCGATCAGTCGCGAGGAAGCCAGCCCATGAAGCCGGCAACGAGATAGGCGACGAACACGATCGCTAGTTTTGCAAGTATGTAGGCGATAGCGCCGCTCATTTGTCACCTTCCCCCGAAAGCCTCCCCCGCGGAGGCTTTTTGCATTATAGACTATGCCAAATATCCAAATCCCGATCATCGGCCCAAGCTACACAGTGCGATCGCCCAATTTCGACTGTGCCCGTACCGTGAACCTGTACCCGGTTATGGACGAGACGGGCGAGGGCAAGGCGGTCAAGGCACTGTACGGTACGCCGGGATTGCGCTTGCTTGCCACGCTGGGCGGAACTGGCGGTATCCGGGCCACTTACCGTCCGGCCAAGGGCGACGCTATCGTGGTGCGAGGTGCATCGGTCTATCGCGTCACACCATCATGGTTTTCAACGCTCATCGGAAAGATAAACACTTCCCTTGGCGTTGTCTCTATTTCCGACAATGGAACTACAGCGGTGCTGGTCGATGGTGAAAATGGATACACACTAAATCTGACTACTAACAAACTTACCCGCATCACAGATCCAGCATTTTATGGTGCAGATTACGTCGATTTTCTGGACTCGTATCTGATCTTCAGCAAGCCGGATTCGTTCACGTTCTACATTTCAGGTCAATACGAGGTGACGTTCGACCCGCTCGATTTCGCCAGCGCAGAAGATACACCACAGGACATAGTGCGGCATTTTGTCGATCACCGTGAAGTGTGGTTCTTCAAACGCACTAGCGCATCGATCTTTGTAGATTCTGGCAGCGCTGATTTCCCATTCGCGCGCACGCAGACAGCTATCGAAGTTGGCTGCGCGGCTGCGGCATCGGTGTGCAAGCTCGACAACTCCATTTTCTGGCTTGGTGAAGAAGAAGGCGGTACAGGCTCCGTATGGCGTGCGCAGGGGTACACACCTGTTCGCATCTCCACTGAAGCGGTGGAGCATGCAATTCAGGGGTATTCCCGTATCGATGATGCGATCGCTTATGCGTACCAGCAGGAGAAGCACGCGTTCTATGTGCTGACCTTCCCGACTGCGAATGCGACATGGGTTTATGACGCGTTCACGCAGCAATGGCACGAACGCGCATGGCGCAAGCCAGCCGATGGATCGTTGAATCGGCATCGCTCCAACTGCCATATGTTCTTCGGTGGCGAGCATGTTGTAGGAGACTGGGAAAGCGGAAATATCTACGCACTTGACCTCGACTATTACAGCGACAACGGCGACCCGATGCCGGCCATTCGCACGACTGGGCATGTATCGAATCCGACCTACGCACGAATGTTCTTCGATCTGCTGCAAGTCGATATGGAAACCGGCGTTGGGCTTCAGTCAGGGCAGGGAAGCGACCCGCAGGCGCTGCTTGAGTGGTCTGACGATGGCGGCCACGTATGGAGCAACAAACACAGCAAATCAATGGGCAAGGTCGGGCAGTATCGCGCCCGCTGCCGCTGGTTACGCATGGGCGCATCGCGTGATCGCGTGTACCGCCTCACCATCACCGACCCCGTAAAACGGGCAATCATCGGCGCATCTGCAAATGTAAGGCTCGGCATCTCGTGAGCAATGTCACGCTGCCGCCGCCGAGAGAGCCGGCGATTGATCCGAATACGAATACCTTTTCGCGTAACTGGGCGCGCTATTTCCAGCAGCTATTCGACCGAGTTGGCGGGGTGGTCGCCGACATATTGACACTTGCCAATTTCACTGGATCCAACCAATCCCTCGCCGCAAATGGATTTCAGGCGTTACCGGGTGGTCTGGTGCTGCGATGGGGCACTGCAACACTCGGCGCAGACGCTTCGGCGGTCATTACTTTTGACCCTCCATTCAAGACTGCGTGCGTGTCATTCAAATGCGAAGAAACAGGGGCATCAGGGCCGTCTGGCATCACGTTCTCGCACAGCGCGCCATCCGTTAGCGAGGTGACAGTCTACGGATCAGGAAAGGGAACAACCAATGCGGTGAAGACGTTTCATTGGGAAGCTCTCGGGTACAACAAATAGAAAATTTTTATCGATTTAAAGCTGCCTTCGGGCGGCTTTTTTTATGGGGCAAATGATGGCGACTCTTAGGCCGAACGGGAAGCAGCAATATTTTAACAACTCTGGTGTGCCTCTTGCTGGCGGAAAGGTCTATACCTACGCGGCTGGCACGACAACGCCAAAAGCCACATATTCTGATGCTGGCGGGGCAACCGAAAATGCCAATCCCATTGCCCTGAATTCTCGCGGCGAGGCGTTGGTCTTTTGGGATGGCGCCTACTACATTGAAGTCAAAGACGCATCGAACGAACTGATATATAGCATTGACAACTACTCCGATCCAGCTTCCGGACTCAGCGCCCCAACCGGCGCAACACTGCTCGGCACGATCGGATCGTTGATTGGCGCGACGGCGCGAACCCAGCAAGACAAGAATCGCGACATCATCGATGTCCGCGATTTTGGTGTTTTGGCTGACGGCACCGATCAAACCGACGAAATCGCCGCGATCTTCACCAATAACCCCGACTATCGCGGCGTACTGACGATCCCTTACGGGGTGAAATTTGCCCCCGCAACAGTTTATGCTGCGCTCCCGGTCGGCTATATCCTGCAGGACGATTCCAGCATCAACACCGGCCAGCCACCAGGCTATAAGAACAAGGCGCGGCGCACGGTAACAAATGACGCAGCAGCTGACGATTTTGTTAGTGAAGTCGTCAGCTCGCACCACCCTGCAATACGTCTGAATAACACCGGAACAGCAGGAACAGACTCAGCAAACGATCTCTACCATTCTTTGATCCGGTCAGCCGGCTACCGGTGGAATAACGACCCGATCGACGGCATGCAAATGCTAACGCGGAAATCGCCAAGGGGTGATTTGTGGCGCACTTCCGATGTGCTGAATACCCCTTACGACTACGCCAAAAACGCCAAAGCAAATTGGACGGCCGCGACTGTTTATGCTGCTGGCGCGAAGGTCAATACGGATGATGGAAATGTCTATCAAACGACTGCGGGCGGCACATCCGGGTCAACGAAGCCCACGGGAATGGGTACTGATATTAACGATGGCGGCGTGCTCTGGAATTACCTCGGCCCGTGGTCCTTGAGCAATACCCGTGTTTTTTGGGATGAAGACGGATACGGCGGAATCAACGGCGACACGTCCGGGCACTGGGGCGTTGGCTCCGCCACCAAGCAGGGCATATCACTAAACGTTATCGACTCGACAGGCGAGGTTTACGTCTCAGATGACCACACGGATGCGAAGCTGGTCAACCACTTGGATTCCCTCGGTGTGCAGGTGGCGCCGAACGCTGTCCAGTCTTTGCCTTTTGGCGGTGTGCTGTCTGGCGCTACTCCGACTCTATCGACCAGTTTCCATTCGCTTGGCCAAACTGGCGCGACGACGGTCACAAACTTGGTTCTCCCTGGTTCGCAGACAGACGGCTTTGTGACCATCGTATTCACTGACGCAAATAGCACGCTCAGTCATTCAGGATCGTTCAACCTGAAAAGCAACGTCGATGTGACGCCTCCCAGTGGTGGCGTCATGACGTTTCTGAAAAGGACGTCCATATCGGGTTCGTGGTTTGAAGTGTCGCGCAGTTTCTAAGGATCGCACATGCCAATGAGCCAGCAAACAACAAAGGACCGGCATGAATGACGATAAAGCATCCGTAATAAAAGCTGGTGTTGCCTGGGGTGGCGTCTGGATTGCCCGATTTCTCGACGCATTCGGGATTCACTCATGGGGGGATTTCGCGGCAATGCTGGCATCCATTTATTCGGCATTCCTGATTTTTGAATGGTTACGCAAGCAGTGGAGGGCGATGGAGTGACCGAATCAGAACTGCTGGCGATCCTGCCTTACGCAAAGCCGCGCATCGCGGCTTTTTTTTCGCCCCTATGCGCTGCAATGGTGGAGTCCGAGATCAACAGCAAAGGGCGGCAGGCAGCGTTTATTGCGCAGATCGGCCACGAGTCCGGGCAACTGCGATACGTCCGCGAGCTGGCATCTGGCGAAGATTACGAGGGGCGCAAGGACCTGGGCAACACGGAGCCGGGAGACGGCGTGCGATTCAAGGGGCGCGGCCTGATTCAGATTACCGGGCGAGTGAACTATCTCCACTGCTCGCAAGGGCTGTTTTCTGATGACCGGCTGATCCAGTTTCCCGAATTGCTGGAAGACCCGGTAAATGCATGCCGCTCTGCTGCGTGGTGGTGGAAGGCGCATCACCTAAACGAGTTGGCTGATGCCGGAAACATGTACCAGATCACCCGGGTGATCAACGGCGGGACAAATGGGCTGGCTGATCGGCTGGCGCTATACAAGACGGCGAAAGAGGTGTTGTGATGGACTGGACAAGTTTAATCAAGACCGTGGCGCCGTGGATCGGAACTGCGATTGGCGGGCCATTCGGCGTGATGGCCACAGAAGCAATTGGCTCCGCACTCGGGTTGACCGATAAGACAACCGATTCGATCAAGCAGGCATTGGCCGGCGTTACGCCGGAACAGATGCTGGCCATCAAAAAGGCTGACCAGGATTTTCAGGTCACGATGCAGCAACTCGGCTTCAAACAGATTTCCGATCTGGAAGCGATTGCGGCCGGAGACCGGAAAGATGCACGCGACATGCAGAAAACGACACGCTCAAACGTGCCGGCCATTCTGTCTGTCGGCGTGACGCTCGGCTATTTCGCGATTCTGGGTGGCATGATGACTGGGCATCTGAAGGCGTCGGATTCGCAGGCATTGCTATTGATGCTGGGCTCACTGTCTACCGGATGGGGCGTGGTCATGGCTTTCTGGTTTGGCACGACGCATGATAGCGGGCGCAAGACCGAATTGCTGGCGGCATCGGCTCCGCCGAAATAGGCCATATCACCCGATCAAAAGTAAACGATATACTGTACGTAAACACAGTATATCCATGAAATACCTTCTCAACCTCGGCTTCCTCCACGGCCAACAACTAACTCCAGACCGCATCACAAGTGCAGAGCCGGCGCTCGGCGAGCTGACCGTCGAGAACTGGCCGCCAAAAGGCATCAAGCGCTTCACGCGGTTCAGGCGCGTTGCCATATTCCGGCAGGCCGATGAGCCGGAGCCATTCCGCCTATACGACCCTGAGTTGACCAGGGTGACGCCTATCTACATGGAACTCACCGGCCATGAGCAGCACGGCACGACGTTCCGCACGCAGAGCTGGATATTGCGCGAGGCGCCGCACAATGTGTCGTTCGGATTCTGCGATCCGGAGGAAGATGACCGGGTGTATTGAGCGAGTTGCAATGGCGGCTTTGGAGGGGCAAATTGTTTGTTCCAAACCATGTACAGCTTTTTGCTATAGACCTTCAAAACAGCAATAATATGCGTACTGTATGTAAACACATAAGTCGTTTATCCATGCGGTTCTCCGGGGTGCTTGCTTAGTATAAACAGTTCTCGAAATCCAGTGTACGTTTAGGCGTACCGTCGGTTCGAATCCGACCCTTTCCGCCAGTATTACAAGGCTTCTGCCGATAGCGCCCGCTAACATGCGGGCGTTGTTATTTCTGGCTCATGTACATGTTTTTGCTATCCGATCTTTCTGATGGCCGCCGCGAGCGTTTCGACGGACAGGTGACTATAGCGTTTCGTTGATCGCAGATCCTTGTGGCCCAGCACCTTGCCGACCGTGTACAGATCGACGCCCTGATTCACCATGTTGCTGGCCGCCGAGTGCCGGCAGTCGTGCAAATGCAGATCCGGCATGCCCGCCGCGTCCCTGGCTTCCCTGAAATGCTTCTGCACGGCGCCGCGCTTTACCTTGATCGGCAGCTGGCGAGCGATTGCCGCGATGCGCGGGTGAATCGGCACATTCCGGCTTTCCCCATTCTTCGTGTCGTGCAGCTCGAAAACATCCTTCGACGGCCCGAGTTTCAATATCTCGCCCAGCCGCATGCCACTGTAGAACGCAATCCGGATCACCTTTCGCGTTTCGCGGTGCGTGCACGCCTGCGCCAGCTTCAGCATTTCGCCGCGGTCAATGAATAGCTTCCGCTCGTTGTTCACGATCGGCATCACCAAGCTCGGCACCCGGCGCCCCGGCTCTTTCACCTTCAGGTAATAGCTACAGGCGGCGCGCAGGTACGCTATGCGGTTGCGAATCGTCGCGGCTGATGCAACCCCCGACTCATGCGCGCAAAGCGTTCTAGCGACCTCTGGCAGCTTATCCAGCGTCTTTCCATCGTAGGCCCACAGGACGTAGGCTAGCACCTTGATCTGGTTGTCGCCGTGCTTTAGTTGCGGGCAGCGTTCGTCGATGTACAGCTTTACGCACTCGGCAATCAGTGGCTGGTCGAGGGTTTTGCCGGTCGCAAGATCATAGAGGCGCGCAACTTCGCGCTGGTCGTAATCGTTCGCTTCGGTTTTGCTCCAGCCT